ACGAAAACGAACAAAGCTAATCAATCTTGATTAACCTCTTGCAGACTTTTCAAACTATCATTCAACTTCACAGACTTCAGATGGCTTCTTACAAGAACATTGTAATTGGTAACTATGAACGAGAATTACTGATAAGCGACAATGTCATCTGGTTCACGACGCCAGAGGCTTATGCTCGCTTTATGAACGAGACGAGGAGCGGTACGCGATTTGTAAAAGGTGGGAAACTCACGCCTTTAGGCATAAGATTGGAAAAAGCGTACATTTCACGGGTTGGCTACGATTTAGTAACTGATGAATTCGTGTGCGTAGGGTGTGAGTTACGCTCGAAATGCATGCACCATCTGTGCACACTCCATGGAGACGACTGTAGTAGCCCAATCAACCAGATGCCAAAGGATTTGGCAAAGTGGCGATACGCACCAAGCGTTGACCCCGGCTCTCTGAACTTGTATACTACGATAGATGGGTTGTACGAGATGGAAGATGTTAAGAATCTCGAAAAACTGATTGACGACATCGAGAGGCGTGCAATGGCTAAGTTTATGAAAGGAACTGAGCGGCCCATTGAAATTAGCAACAGCAAGACCGGACAGAAGGAAGAGAGAGTTAAAGTGGAACATTCAGTGGTTAAAAGAAAGATGTGGGTTCGAAAGGAATCGGTTGTAGACTCAATCGTAGACAAAATCGAGAACCCCATACTTGTTGATGAAGAGGTAATGGACGACAGCCAAGGCCCACCAAGATGGCAAAGGGTGCAGTCAGTGAGGAGAGCGAGAGTGCGTTTAGCTGAGCGAGTCACAGCTGACGTGAATAACCTTATGAAAGATATCTTAGCTTTAGCAATTGAGGCTCAAATACCATTCATAAATTTAGATGGGAAGCAAAGAGATTACTATGTCAGGTTGAAGCACGTTGTTGATTTTAAAGAGTATCTTCGGAGTGGCTGTGATTTGGACGATTATAAGTTGCGGGAGTTGCTCTTGGAAGATGGTGTGGATACTGTGCTCTTCAATGGTAAGAGAATTTCAGTACATGGCATAAAACCTGGGCATAGCGGTTTGGTGATAACAAAATTTAATGTGCCAAAAACTCAACATCATCTAGTTGAGTGGAGTCAGAATGGTGTTTGTGTTGTGCAAGGACGCTCAAAAGGGATAATTATGAATGTTCTTGAAGAAAATGCAAGGAAGGGCGATATCGAAATGGAATTATACTCGGCTCAAGATCAGACAATTCTGCATGGAAAATTTGAAACTCAATACCAAACTTGGTTAAAGAACAGTTTTTATGACGTGGTAATTAAAAATGCACCAGAAGCAGACCACAAATCTGAAGACAATGGAGGTGCGGAGGATGTCAAAGACGCCTTAGCTAACTTCTTGAGTTGCTTTCTCTTCATACCACATATGAACTGTAGGAAGTGTTTGTTGAGACTTGAGACTACCACCATTAACCAACTCAAAATCGCGGTGAAGGCAAGTAAGGGCTTCAGAGCGCTACAAGAGAATCATGGAGTTCTTTCGAAGATTTTGTTCAAGATTCTTGAGCAATTGGTTGAGATTCCGATAGAGGTTCGTACTTTCGGAGGTTGGCGTCCACAAGTTGATCTAGTTGACACTAGATTGCAAATTCTGGACAATCACATCAATGAACTTCATAATGAGTTGATTATGATCGCAAATCTCATCCAGAATCACAGCCAGATGGCTTCAGTCGATGGAAACAGAGTTTTGAAAGAATTGCAGCAAACAGTTCGTATCAGAAAAGATGAAGACGTGAATCCAATCATGAGTGCTATGAGAGAATTGGAAGCGAGGTTAGCCATGAAACTCAAGACAGAAATAAACCTACACTCTCAAGCTGTGATCCCTCGGCACATGCAGTTGGATAATGTGTGTAGTTTTGGGTATGAGGTTGATTTTCTCAAAAGTATAAGAAATCTAGACGTCATGTTTCAAAACTGTTTTCAATATCTTTCACAAGGGATTGAGCGCGTGAACTTTAAAAATTCAGTCGCTTATATTCATGAGGAGAAAGGATTGAGGAGTGCTGTGCAGGGATTTCATAGGTTGGATAGTATGAGCTCGGTGAATACACTTTTGAAGTACGACACAATTCAGCAGAGATACAGCGAGCAGTGCGTCATTAAACGACAAGGCATAGTCACCTTAACTTGCTGTAAGGATGATGATGGTGATGTTGTGAACCTACCTCCTATAATGCCTTTATTGCATAATCTTCGATTAGCGTATTTGAACTCAGCCATCTTTATTAGAGTCCCCGATTCTGCAGGATCTGATGTTTTAGTACCGAAAGAAGGTTTTTGTTACGTGTTACAGTTCTTGGTGATGTCGAGCACCATCAATGAGAGGGATATGCAGAGGTTCACAGTTTTCACAAATCAACAAATCCAACGACTTGGACCTTGGCCAGTTTTAAGTGACCTTTTATTGTCAATCCATGCCATGGTTTGTGCGTTTCCAGAAGTCGTTGAGACACCGCCATGCGTATGGGTTGTTGACCATCCTAAACGTTTGATACACGTGGTTTCACAGCTAGGTGTTGGACAAGGTGGCTTACATCAATTATACTTCAAGAATATAGGAGCTTTGTATGACATCATCCAAGCTGATCTCGAGGGGCCCATGCTCAATTATCAAGTTGGCGGTAACAGACAGAATGAGGTGAGGGACGCCTTTGGTTCATTACTTGACAAAAGAACTTTCTTGGAATATTTCAATAGTCCGGAAAAACTTTCGAGTCTTTTGATGACACCTAGTGGAGTGTATGGGCTATCAAAATTGCTAGTGCGCCATGGGTTTCCACAAGAGCTTATGCTTAAACATGAATTAGCGATAGCGCTAGTGAAGCTGGAAAAGATGGGATCAGATTTTGGAAAGATTGAGGTTGGAACACAAATGTTGCAAGCCTTTGTTCATCAGATGCACCTACAGAGAGCATGGATTTCACATCTTGTTGGTTCAAGTGAAGAAGATGTGTACAAACACGTCGACTTACTTGATGCGTCACTCAAAGAGATGAGTTCGTATTCAATCATGGACTCAATGGATGCTATAATTGAAGACACTCTAAAAAAAGAAGGAGAATTGCGCGAGTACATAGACACGCTTTTGGCCGCGCAGCAGCTATCATACGGTACGCGTATGGTGAGATGGTTTTCAAATTGGCGGAAACGATACCAATACGTTTCTGCAAGCGCATCACGCTCACACGTAGAGTCATCATCCAGTTCGCGAAGGGAGAAGATTTCGATTTTGAGAACGAAGCAGTACGTGATGCAGCTTGGTTTAGAAAAGTTTTTAAAGTTGTTTAAGAGTTGTAATAGAATGATTTGGTTTTTCTGGAAATGTGTTGATTTTTACACTTTTCAACTTTCATACTTTCTGTATAGTTTATTTCTCTGGATTTGTGCGATTTTGCTAGCAAATTCCTTGTTTTCAATTTTCATGTCGCTCAAGAATTACTTCATAAAACAAGCAAAAAGATCGCGTGATAATGAGGAGAAGATTTCAATATTCATCTCATTAAGTCAAAGAAACGGAAGAGAAGAGTATCCACACCCTTACGAGCCAGATGAGGATGAGGTTAAAGTGAATGGTGTTGAGACTCTAAAACCGCAGGCCAGTTCAATTGAAAAAGAGTTATCGTGGTGGATGGCCGCTGTCACTCTAATCATGATGTTCATATCAACAGACTGGGGCATGGCTGCCTGCAGTATCCTCTCAAAGTTTCGAATGTTGCACGGAATATTATTGACCACAGGCATGCGAGCACAAGCTAGTGTGAATGATGACGCAATTGAATCTGTGTTGGATGCTCTCGAGGGAACAACATTATTTGATGTTGATTTGACTGAGATCGAACCAGCGCCCGGTAACATTTTTGCAGCAAATAAAGTTGGTAGGTGGCTGGATAATCAAATCACATATTGTGAATCTTCTCTAGATCCAACGACCATGGGTGTATTTGTGGAAATTGAAAAACTGGGTATGCAGGCTGTGGTTGATAAAATCGTTTCTTGCGAGCGAAAGGAGTGGCGAGTCCATGGTGGAGTTGGTTGTGGAAAATCAACAAAACTTCCATCAATGGTATCAACTTTTGGACATGTTTTAATGTTGGAACCGTCAAGAGCTTTGGCAAAAGGAGTGTGCGAGAGCATACAAGCAACTACGGGAATGCAAGCTAGTTTGTGCATGAGAAACCATATAGAAACTGGTTCAGCTCCAATTACAGTTATGACATATGGTTACGCTCTTGCCTTCTTCGGCTACAACCCAGGACTTTTTGAGAAGTATAAATTTATACAACTCGATGAGGTTCATGAGTACAGCAGCGAAGCAATCGTTTGGTACAACTGGATGAAGCCGAGATGTGATAACAAAGTGATTTACAAAACATCTGCTACACACAAAGGTTTTGAAACAGCTTTCAATCCTAAGAATCACGTTGAAGTTGAGCAGATTGAGAAGATTTCACCAACGGATTGGGCCAAACGTCAAGGAACTGGTGTAAAGGGAGATTGCACAAAGTTAGGCCGGAGCGCACTAGTGATAGTCGCATCATACAGTGACGTAGACAAATGTGCAAAGGAGTTACAAACTAAGAACTTTAGCGTCATCAAAGTGGATAGGAGATCTTTTAGAGATGCGGTCAACTTAACCGACAAAGTTAAGGAAGCTATGAATCACGACAAGTACACTTTCATCGTTTCAACACCAATCACTCAGACAGGGGTTACTTTAGACATTGATGTTGTCGTTGATTTTGGTGAGAAAATAGTACCAGTCATCGATAACGAGATGCGCATGCTCACAACCCAGAGAAAGCGTATCAACAGAAGTGATCGTATGCAGAGACTTGGGAGAGTGGGGAGAACAAGAAAGGGTTGGGCAATCAAAGTCGGATCAGGAGTGGATGGAGAGAACGACATAAGCGAAGTTGTTGCAACTGAGTCTGTTCTCTTAGCTTTCGTTCACGGTGTCAAACCATGCATGTACAACGTGAATGTGGATATCATATCGGATCTTACAAGAGAGCAGTGCACAACAGCGAGCAACTTTGAATCGAGCATATTGTATATGGCGCATTATGTACTGCCGGATGGTTGTATGCTTAAATCTGTGTACAATCAATTCAAAGGAATTCTTTTGCGGGAAGTTTCAGTGCGGACGTGGGACCAACTCCCAGCAGGTTATTCTTTCGATTCATGGCGATCCTTAAGCGATTATGCTTACTGCGGTTATCTTCACGATCGGGAGATTAAGTCACACAGAAAAATTCCATTCCATTCACACGAGTTCAGTGATAAATTAGCGTGTGAGCTTGCGGACAGTTTTGAAGAAGCAAAGTTTAAAGTCCAGCGAACTATGAGTTCAATTCGGTTACCATCAGCGGACCCTTTGGAGACGCATCATAAATTGAGTTTGCAAGAGGGATCGATCGCAACGAGTGTTCAAACGATTGAGGCGGAAATACAGCGATTCATGGAAATTCAATCGCATCTCTCAATGGGGATGACTCAAGTTACAGGAGGTTCTCTTTTAGCTATCAGTGCGTGTGGATTACGGAAACTAAGGGAGAGAGCATTGCAGCGTGTCGAAAGAAATTTGATAGTGCTTCGTGAAGCAAAAGCCAGAGTTGAGCAGGCAGGTGTCGCACAAGATAATAAGATGCTCCTTAAATTCTTGGAGGAAAATCCCTTGGCATGCTCCGTTCTGCAAAATCAGTGTAGCGGGAAGGACCCTATGGAAGACATTCTGGAAAGTGGCTACATTAGCAAATATGGCAAGAAAGCTATAGGAATAAGTGTAAGCTTAGTTCTGGCTTGGATTATGTTTCGATATTTCCAGAAAAGGGAAGACATGTGCTTGCAATCGCAATCAGGAAAAGGTCGACGGCAGATTGGTAGAGACAGAAAATTGCGTGACATGGGAGGCCCTGAATTGTATTTTGTTGGAAAGGACGAGGAGCTTTATGAAGCCTATGGCCCTGATTATGTTAGTTCGGGAAAACGAGATAAAATTAAAAAATCAGTGCGCGATAGGTATGAAAAGAGCGATTTTAAATTACAGGGCATAAAGAACAAACGGTTCATTCAACTTTATGATCTCGAGCTCGACGACATCGAACGGATTTGGCTGTATGATCCCAAGACAGATCAACTCGCCATTGGAGAAGGATTGGAAGCTCTCAAGCAGGCACAGGCAACACTTAAAGAACTCAATAGCAAAATTGCTGGCGGATTGGATGAAGAGCGAGAGAAGATAGCTTACGTGTTGGTGAAAGATGGGGTTGATGGAGAAACAAAGCCAGGATCTATTTTTTCAGTTCCGAATGTGCGGAAGATTAAGCTTACACCACACAACTCTCGTGTTGTTAGCAGATTTGGCCCAATGCCAGTTGGTTTTCCTGATAAAGATGGTGAGTTGAGACAAACCGGAGGCCATGAGTTAGTGCCATTTCATGAGGTCATCGAGATCATTGAAGGAGACATGGTTGCACAGAGTGGATCTCGTTCAATCAAAACACTGAGCACACCGCAAGCGCAGTCATTGGTTAAGAACATGGCTTTTATAAGGGCGGGAGCTTATCACATCGGTGGATTCTTTACAGGAAGCAAGTTAATTGTGAATGCTCACTTCGGTGGTCCTGATCAAGAGTCAGCGAGAGATGATCCAATGGTTGTGTACACTTCAAGAGGAGTCTTCCAATTACCGCCAATTTCGAAAGTGAGTATAACTGAGATGTTTGCAATCGACATGGTGGTCGTGCACTTGCCGTTTGACATGCAACCTTTCAAAAGCTGCAAAAATTTTAGGGCACCAAAAGAAAGAGAGCAAGCAACAATTTATTATCTTGAACGAAATTGCACAGGAGTTGTCGCCAAGGAAACAAAACCAACAACTGTGCACGTTTCAAAAAAGGATCCTAAGTTGTGGGTTCATTACCAGCCCATGGAAGATGGGATGTGTGGTAGTCTTATTGTCTCTCTAACGGATGGCAAGATTATAGGCTTTCATTCTTACAAGAGCATAAGTCCACCTTACGCGGAGAAGAATATTCACTATTTCGTAGCTGTGTGCCCTGAACTGATCGAAGGGATAAACAAGACAGCGCCAGACGGGCCAATTTGGACGTTTGACGATTCTCTTCCGGATTGGTCGAGCGGTCGACTTGGATCCATGCCCAAAATCTGGGAAGCTTTGAGGAATCTGGGAGAGTACGTCCAGCCGCAATGTTCAGTTGGAAACCAGTTTGCTGGGGTGCGAACATCATACACTGAAAAATATTGTGGTGGTAACTTAACTTTGCAAGCTAGATTCAAAGATAACTTCTGCGATAGACATGTCATCAAAGGGCACCGTGAAGATTTTAGAAACTACATGAAAGATTGTGGGCGAGAAGATTTAATCAGCACGATGGCACCTAGTGTTCTCACAAGAGAAGCTTTCTTCAAAGACCTCATAAAGTATGATGAACCCATCATGGTTGGGGTTGCTGATAGCGAGTGCTTCTATGGTTCAATAACAAGACTCGTTGACCATTTGATTGGATGCGGTTTCATGGTTGGGGGAAACAAGTGCATCTGGAATGCTGGTGAAATTTACAATGATCTGAATTTGGACGCAGCCACAGGTGCGTTGTATGATGGCAAGAAAAGGCACTATCTGGAAGGCTTTTCAACGGAACAGCTGCATGAATTGTTCATAGATAGCATGACTCGATTGGCAAATGGTGATTTAGGAATCTGGACCGGATCCTTGAAGGCAGAATTGAGACCAATTGAGAAGGTAAAACAAGGAAAAACGCGAGTGTTTACAGCGGCTCCAATTGACGTCCTCCTTGGTGCTAAAGCATTGGTGGATTCTTTCAATAAGCAGTTTTACACAACAAACGTTTTAGGGCCATGGACAGTTGGTATCAATAAATTCAATGGAGGTTGGAATCGGTTAGCGAGGAAGTTTAATCATGAATGGGTTTTTATAGATGCTGATGGCTCGCGTTTCGATAGCAGTTTAGCCCCAGTTTTATTCCAAGCTATATGTAGCATTAGAGAATACTTCATGGATGGTGATGAATTGGAGAGGACTGCTTTGCGAAACCTGTACACACAAATTGTGTACACACCAATAACAACAGTCGATGGTTTTGTGGTCAAAAAACATAAAGGAAACAACAGTGGCCAACCTTCAACAGTTGTTGACAACACAATGATTCTTGTGTTATCAGTGGAGTACGCACGGCTCAAAGTGGAAAAAGATCATGGTTTCAAGATGGAGTTTGATTTTGTCGCAAATGGGGATGATTTGCTGATCAACTTACCTCGAGGAGAAGTTCCCTACGTTCAGAAGTATTTCGCGTCGTACATGAAGGAGCTTGGCCTCAACTACGACTTTTCAAGTGTCCAAGAAACAATCACAAGTGTTGATTTCCTGTCCCACACTTTCATGGAGAGAGAGGGAATGTTCATTCCGAAGCTTGACAAGGAGAGAATTTTATCAATTTTGGAGTGGGAGAAGAGCAATGACTTCGAAGCCATCGTGTCATCCTTTAACGCAGCACTCGTAGAAGCTTATGGATACGATGACGTGACGACGTACATCAAAGGTTACGTCGAGCTTTATAAAGCATCTCACAATGTCCCAGATTTTAAACTTCTTAGCGATCAGCAGATACATGACCTGTACCATCTTGACGACAACGAGGCTCTACGACAAGAGATCGGTGATTTGAAACCTTTTGCGTATTACTATACGCAGGAGACTGATGACATTCTCCAGCCTCAGTCTTCTGGACAATCGTCAGCTGTCGTTCCACCAGTCCCACCACAACCGAATTCCAGTCAGGGTCAAATTCCGCTTGGAATCTCTTTGCAAGCAAATACAACTGTACCACCAGGACCTCCGTTAATTCCATTCACACCACCACCCAATGGGCAGGATATTGAGAGTTCTGTGGTCCGCCCGATTCAACCACCAAGAATTAACAGGCAATCAGGGATGTACGCTAGTAATCTAAAAGCTTTCCGTGGTTTAATTAGCAATAATCGTGCTATCCTGGCTTATAGACCAATCCAACAACTGATTGATAATCGTGTTGCATCTGTTAAGGAAGTTGAGAGGTTCATAACCAGTGTCGCACAGGCGTATGGTGTTTCGGAGGATGAATTTTCACAAACAATTCTTCCTCTTTTCATTTGGAATTGCATCGACAATGGAACATCAGCTGAGAGAGCAACCGAGGATCGCTGGAGAGCCGTGGACAATGCAGCAATGATGCAGGAATCAGTGACAGGAGATCAAGCTGTAGTCGAGTATGAGATGAGGCCGATCATCGAAGCTTCAAACAAAAACCTTCGTAGAATCATGAGATTTTACTCGCCAATTGCTATGGCAATGATCAAGAATGTGAATCAGGAAAGTGTGTATATTCCAAAACCAGGACTAAAGGCAGGTTTAAGGGACAAGAATTATGCGCACGTTTGCTACGACTTCTGTGTTGAAATGAACTTAACTCACACTGAGATGGAAATTAAGAATCAAGTTAGCGCAGCGCTGCTTAGAGGAAAAACGAGCAGGATGTTTGCTTTAGCAGAAACTGGCCTGAACAATGACATGGATACAGAGCGCCATGTGGTTGATGACGTGAATGCTCGAACTCACAGTTATCAAGGTGCTCATCTTACTTAGATGGTGCCCATTTGGCCTCGGAATCTGGCCTCATCAAAAACGACCGAATGTATAAAACTCTAAATAAGTCTTATTCTAAAAGACCAAGGTGTGTTTACTATCTTTTT